TTTGGTAAAGTTCGTAAGGGGAGTTACCGGCCACTGTATAATTGGTCACTGTCATAACTTACCTCTTCTTACTACGTCTTTCCTCTTGATCTAGGGTGTTAACAACAAACATCCACTAGCCACTTACTGAAAGATTTTGTTCAAACATGGTATCTTTACATGCTGTAAAGTACTTGTGATACCATCAATCTCACTCTCAATAAGTGCAATGTCAGCCCTTGACAATCCATCTTGTTCAAACATAGAATCCGCACAATCTTCATAATCTGTGGGTAAAACATCTTTACAGACTCTCTGTTCGTCGACATGACGAAACTCACGATAATCTACATGCATCCTTCCGGATTTCTTACCAAGTTCAATCATTTTCCTAGCGAGTTTATCATAAATGGGAAGCCCCTCTCCCCATGCTAACAAACTCATGCCTTTAGCATAGCACAATTCAAGTGCAATAGTGTCGAAATTTTTCATTCCGGGCAACAACTTCCCAGAATATGGATTGTTTGCGAACACACGCTTAGCTATACGCTTCATTCTATAACCTCCACCGCGTCTAGCAAAAAATAGACTGGACAAATACGATCTTTCAGTTATTGGTCCAACTTTAACGACTTTGACTATACAGCCAACTCCATGTGGTTCGGGTTTATTGTCACGATTAAAACCCTGGGCAACTGCTTCGTTAAAGGAAGGCGCGTCCTTCTCATCTATTAAACCAAGTGAGTCATCACCTTTGAACATCATGAAAACGGGTTTATAACCATCCCGCCATCCATCCAATTCAGGGTTGAAACCCAATACTTCCAACACAACTGACCACAACACTATACTAGTTATTGTATTACCTAGTGTTGTCCATGTGTCGCCTGAAGCGCGCGAATCAATTTTTGCTATCATTTCACCATGAAAGGCTTGTAAAATCAATTCTTCACTGTTCAATACAAACTCCTCTACAAAGTCTGCTGATTGATCCAGTCCCCAGGTAATGTTCGCTTCCCGAACAATTCGAAGCATCATCTTGGAAAAGCATCTTAAGATAAACTTCTTTTGAGTGGAATCATACCGCGAAAAATCGGCTTCCACTCCTGTTGCTTTAACTCCTTTCTTTAACAAGTTTTCTTCTTGTTCTGCAACAGTATTAGCAATATCAGTCCAATTCTTTCGACCACAATATTGCTTACATTGATTGTGCATGACTTGTTCCAAGGCATGCATAAATGGACCAGTTAAGTACTTCTTTCTGGCTGAAGGTCCATAGATACACCTTGTTTTAACACCGTTCTTAGATGTGAATTCGTCTCCAGGAGCATACTCTTCCTGTGATATTTCCGTAACTTGCAATTCTACTTTTGGGAATATATCATACACAAATTGATTTTGTGTGTTGTCAATCTTGTTCATATCACGCATGATGGTTTCACGGTAGGCTTCGGGGTGGTCAGCTAACCACTTTTCCCCGTCGACTAACATTCCACCTTCACTAGCAATATATCCAATTATTTTTGTTGCCATCTTGTCAAAGGCTTTCTCAAGTAATTTCTCGTACTTTTTCGATGGTTGGACAACACCCTGGAGTCCTCTATTCATGGCTACTGCAGTGTTCAAATCACAGGGATGTTTTATGGTGGGTTTTACTTCAACATCTCCGGAAATTTTAAAGGCAACTTGGCTAGCATAAACTTTACCTTTACACTTACATTCAATTTCATTTAGTATTTCTTCGCCACTTTTACATAGAAGACACCTGAGTCTATCTTTAACTTTTATTTTCCCGAGTACCTCTTTTGGTAGATGTTTAAATTCTATTAATTCGGGATCCACGACACAACTTCCTACAACGAAGTCGCGTTGTTCACGTGGTTTTACATATGCGTGTATTCTCTTCTCAAATAAGAGATATATCAAGGACAAACATAAAACTAGAGTCATGAGAGACTCTAGGCTAAAG